GTTAAAAGAGTTAAACGACATAGACCGCAAAATTAGGCGGCAAGTAACTAAAGACATTAAAACCGTTGGAAACCAAATTGTGCAAGAGGCCCGAAGCATGGTTTCTACACAATCGCGTAGCAACGGCGCCCCGCTATCCGGTATGCGTCGAGGCTCGCTAATCCGTGGCCGTGAGGCGGCTTGGAACGTATCTGAGGTGCAAGGCGGCTTTAACGTGCGCGTAGGTGTACGAGCAACTAAAGAGCGCTACGTAGATTTTGACCAAGGCGGCTACACCCGGCAAGTTGTGTACGGCGCCAAGCCATACCGTCTAATGGTGATACAACAAAAGAGTTTTGCGGGTGCTATCTATGACCACGCGGGCGCTGGCATTAGCGGAGTACGCAACACGGCGTTTATTGCCAACCTAAATAAAGAGGTAGGCGACGCCCCGCGAGTGATTGACAAGGCCGTGGAAAGCAACCGCCCGGCAGTAACCGCCGAGCTACTAAGCATTGTGGGTAAAGTTATGACACAGACAAACCGTAATTTGGTGGTATCCCGTGGCAATTAACATACCGATTTTAACAAGTTTTAGTGGCAAGGGTGTTGCCGACGCTCAACGCGAATTTAAGAGCCTGACCACAACAACCCAAAAAGCGGGCTTTATTTTGCAGCGCGCATTGCTGCCAGCTGCCGCCGCTATCGGCACCATAACCCAAGTTATTGCCCCGGCTATTCGAGCAGCCTCAGACTTTGAGGAAGCAACTAGCAAAGTAAACGTAATTTTTGGGCGCGCGTCCAAGAGCGTTAAAGACTTTGCCAATACTGCCGCTCGAGAGCTTGGACAGTCTAAACAATCGGTGCTCGACGCTGCCGGTGCTTTCGGCACGTTCGGTAAAGCTGCCGGGCTCGCTGGCGAGGATTTAAGCACGTTTACTACTGACTTTGTAACGCTGTCTACTGACCTAGCCTCGTTTAACAACACAACCCCCGAGGAAGCCGTACAGGCCATTGGCGCGGCCCTACGTGGCGAGGCAGAACCTCTACGCCGTTTTGGTGTATTGCTTAACGACGCAACGCTAAAAGCCGAGGCAATGAACCTTGGCATTTACGACGGCAGCGGTGCGCTAACAGCACAACAAAAGATTTTGGCAGCACAGGCCGCTATCTACAAACAGACAGGCGACGCGCAAGGCGACTTTGCTAGGACAGCGGACGGCCTCGCAAACAAGCAACGCACCCTAAGCGCCTTGTTTAAAGATTTTCAAATACAACTCGGCCAAAAATTATTGCCAGCGGCAACCGATTTTGCTAACGGCTTAGTAAAAATTAACGACGCGTTTAGCAATATGCCTAGCCCGGCACAAAAAGCAATAGACAAACTAAATGTATTTGCGAAAGTAGCGGAAAACATTAACCCGCTCACCGCGCTGACAAACGCAATACAGGCTATTGGCTCGGGTTTTTTTGACGCCAAAAAAGAAACAGGCGCATACAACCAAGAAATGGGCCGGTCAAACCAAGCACAAATGCGTATGGCCGACGCCGCCGGGGAGTTTAATAAAAAGTTTCAAGAGACACCGCCAGCTATTAGCGGCGCCAAAAAAGAGGTTGAAAGTTTTGCCACGGCGCTTAAAGAAAAACTAAGCGAAGCAGTAGATACCGCTAAGGATAAGTTGGCCGAGGCTCAAGGCGAATTTAACGATTTTGCCACCAAGGTAAGCGACGCCGTTAAGGGCGCCCTTGACTTTAACGCGGCGCTTGAGGCTGGCGACTACGGCTTTAAAGGATTTTTAGACGCCCTACGTGGGCAAGTACGTGGCATTGTCGAGTATTCCACCAACCTTGGCAAAGCCTTGGAAATGGGTTTAAGCCAAGACGCATTGGGCTACGTCATGGACGCAGGCAACGTCGCTGGCGCCGAAATAGCCCTAGAGCTAGTAAAGGGCGGACAAGCCGCTATAGACGAAACCAACGCGCTTGTAGAGGCCGCACAACGGGCAGCCGACAAAGTAGGCATACAAGCCGCCAACAATTGGTATAAGACAGGCGTAGACCAAGCGCAATTTATTGTTAACGGCCTTGAGGCAGAGCTAACCAAATTAACGCCAAAACTTATGGCCAAAATGGACGAGATTGCCGCCAAGCTCAAGCGCTCGGTAAACATTGACGTAACCGTAACCGAGCGAATTAACCGTATTGTTTCGAGCGTTACTAGCTCAATACCTAAAATGGCGGACGGCGGAATAGTGACCGGGCCAACGCTTGCCATGATTGGCGAGGCAGGCCCCGAGGCCGTAATCCCGTTGTCGCAAATGGGCAATATGGGCGGTAGCGGCGTAACAATTAACGTGGCTGGCGGGCTGTCTACAAGCGCCGAAATAGGGCAAAGCGTGGTTAACGCATTGCGGGCGTATTCGCGTACCGCTGGCCCGCTACAACTAAACGTGGCATAACATGGCTGTAGCTGTAGTCCAATCGGGCAACTATGACCTACAAATAGCGACAGGCTTTTTAATTGACGCGTTTACACTCGACGACGCAACGCGCGGAGTAATTGGAAGCACCGAATACGTGTTAGACGGAACTACCGAATTTGCAAGCATTTTAGACGGCGCGCTAAACGTCAACGTACGCCGTGGACGCCGCGACCAAGGCGACACGTTCGGCGCTGGCACCATGACCTTTACGCTCGACGACACGCTCGCGGGCGGCGTATTTAACCCGTTTAACACGGATAGCCCATTTTATGACACGGCGCAAGCTTTACCGGGACTAGCCCCAATGCGCGAGGTACGGCTACTACGTTACGACAGCACCAACACACCGCAATATATTTTTAACGGCTACGTAGTCAACTACGACTACAATTTTGCGCTTGGCGGTACTGACACGGTAGAGGTTTATTGCGCCGACCAATTTTATTTGCTAAGCCAGACCGTTTTAGACGAGCTCAACGTAACCGCCGAAACCTCGGGCGAACGTATAGAAACCGTCCTAGATTTACCTGAGGTAGCGTTTCCAATAGCGGCCCGCAACATTGCTACAGGCACCGTAAACCTCGGCCACGCCGCCGCCTACACCGTGCCAGCCGGTACTAACGTACTTAACTATCTAACCCAAATAAACGACACAGCCGAATTTGGGCGGCTCTTTATGTCTCGAGAGGGCGTTCTAACTTTTCAAAACCGTATCGGCAACACCCTTGCCGGCAGCTCGGCGGACTTCCACGACGACGGAACACCCGGCACCCTTAAATTTACGGGCGTAGGCATATCGTTTGAAGCCGACCAAGTAATAAACCGAGCCGTAGTAACCGCCCTCGACAACAAAACCGCTACCGCTACCGACGCTGGCAGCATTGCCACGTACTTTATACAAACCAACAACATTGGCAACAGCCTTTTACATGAGCAAACAGCCATAGACGACGCCGCCGACTACCTCTTAAACGGCCAACCCGAGGCCCGCTATACGTCGGTTGAAACGTCGTTTACGTTGCTTACAAGCGGCCAACGCGACACGGTAGCCACCCTTGAGATTGGCGACACCATCACCATAGAAAAGACATTTCAAACAGGCACAACTACCAGCGAGCTAGCTCAAGAGCTAGCCATAGAGGGCATAGAGCACCGCCTAAATTTTGCTACCGGGCATAGCGTTTTAATCAGTACCAGCCCCACAACGATTGTGTACGAATTTATTTTGAACGACGCCGTTTACGGAATTTTAGGAATAACCGACCCTCAACCCGTTTTAGGATAAAGTAACGATATGGCTACCCCTACCACCTTGCCCGCCGCGTTTGTTAGCGGCAACGTACTTACGGCTGCACAATTAAACGATTTGCGCGGCGCCTTTCGAGTGCTGCAAGTAGTTAGCACCACCGTTACGGCCTCAACTTTTACAACTACTTCCGCAAGTTACACAGACATAACAGGATTAACGGCCAGCATTACACCAAGCGCAACAACAAACAAAGTTTTAGTTATTGCTACCGTAAATTGTGACATTTCAGCCAATAACGAAATTATCCAATTACGTTTAGCTCGAGGCGGTAGCGCCATTGGTGGCGGAACAGACGGAACACTATTTCAAGACAGTCCAACAAACGCTCGGCCACAAAATTGCACAATGGTATTTTTGGATAGCCCCGCGTCTACTAGCGCACTTACTTACAGCGCACAAACAGCCGTGCCGGGCTCGTTGTGGACTTTTTATCTAAACCGTGCAGCTGGCGCCGCCAACTATCGAGGCATATCTACAATTACGGTAATGGAGATAAGCGCATGAGCACCGATTATGCAATGGTTTTAACCGCCAATTATCCCGGTACACAATGGACTTTAAACGGCGATTATGACACGCTCGAATGGTTAAGCGCTGGCAAAGCACCAACGCAAGCCGAATTAGACGCCGCTTGGCCACAAGTAGAGTACGACAGCCAAGTAGCAGCTATTGAAGCAACACGCCGCACACAATACGAGGCACAATCCGACGGCCTATTTTTTGAATGGCAACGCGGCACAAACACTAAAGAGGCTTGGGAGTCTGCAGTACAAGCCGTTAAAAATGCAAACCCTTACCCGCCACCGTTGGGCTAAATATGCGGCCCTTTTGTTTATGGTTGCCGTAATTTGGTTAGCCAATGGTTGCACAATTTCTAAACAAAATACTACGTACCAATGTTTTACGAAAGCGAGTTGCGAAAATGGTTAAAACACCTGAACAACACCACGCCGGGCTAATAGTTTTTGTTGGCCGTCTTATGGCCGTGTGTTTTGCTTTTACCGTATTTGCGTTTATATACGGAATTTTATTTGTAGACCAGCCTGAAAAACAGGCCCCGACTGACGCCCAGCTCATTGACTTGCTATCGACGTTGCTTGTGTTTCTTACTGGCACACTTAGCGGCCTTGTTGCGTCTAACGGGCTTAAAAGCAAAACACAACAACTTGACCAATGACCGTTGCTAAAGCCAAGCCGGGTGTGCCGGGCGCTCGAGACTACATAGGCAACGCCGACGGGCCAGCACCCGCGCCACGTGCCGGTATGGACGCATGGATTAAATGCGCGATTAAGTACAGCAACAAAAGTTTATGGAATAACGGCTCATGGGGCCAACGCGACATGAAAGGCAAACCGGGCAACTTGTCGGTACATGCCACGGGCCGAGCTGTTGACTTGAGCTATCGCTACATGGCAGACAAAAACAAGGGTGTACCAACAGGCCGTAAAACGTCGCTTGAGTTTATTAACAAGGTTGTTGCCAACGCCAACGCGCTAGGCGTCCAAGCAATTTTAGATTATTTTCCAAAACCTTTTGGCCGTGGCTGGCGTTGTGACCGTCAAGCTTGGAGTAGTTACAGCAAGCCCGAGATAAGCAGCGCACCCGGCGGCGATTGGTGGCACGTAGAGATTACGCCCGCTATGGCAGACAACCCGCAAGCCGTCGAAGCCGCGTTTTTATTGGTGTTTGGGGATAATCCACCAACCGCGTAGCACCCTGCACTACCGTTGGAGTACCGACGGAAAGCTAGAGGTACCTAATGACAGACGAGCTACAAACCTTTTTGTACGAGTGCTACATAACAACACTCGACAACGGCCAACAAGCCATGTTTCAACTATTCCGAGACGCCAACACGGCCCGCGTCCTACACGCGCAACTAGCTTTTAAAACCTTGGCTAGCGGCTCGTGGGGCGTCCCCTACCAATGCGAGGTAAAACCATGATTACAAGCGCCAAGTTAGTTATAGGCATAGTTACAGCCCTTTTAGGGTTTGCGGCCACTACAAGCGCTCTAAACGCGCCTAACGACCAACCAGCTAGCACCATACCAAGCACCGTGTACGTGCCCTATTCCGTGCCGGCACCAACCACAACGGTAAACGTGGACAGCTGCACAATAGTTGGCACTTTGCTAGCGCTCGAGGGGCTACCAGTAGCCGAAATGGAAACAGCGCTAAAAGTTGCTTACCGCGAAAGCCGCTGTACGCACCAAGCGTTTAACGCCACAGACACAAACGGCGGTAGCGCTGGCTATTTTCAAGTTAATTACTTTTGGTGCAAACCCTCAACGTACTGGCCTACCGGTTGGCTACAAGCCCAAGGCATTTTGGACGATTGCGCCCAACTTTTTGACCCCGAAACCAACGTAAAAGCCATGGTTGCTATTTGGCGTAACAGCGGTTGGCTACCATGGAAAACAGCAAACTAACCCGACCGAAAGACAACCCGACATGAGCAACTACGAGCATTACCAAGCGCAATACCCCGAGATTGGTATAAGCGAAACAACACGCAAAATGTTTACCATTTTGGACGACCTAGTAAAACCCGCACACGTGGAAAGCAAACACGACCGGCACCTCTACCACCTAAAAGGCGAATTGCGCGCCCTACATACCGACATGGTACGAATTGAAGACCCTCGAGCGTTTGTTATTGAGTTAGCAATAGAGGCGTTAGGCGGCGACGCGTGACCGACACGGGCACCATTAGCCAAGCCCAAAAGGATTACGCCAAATTTATTGCCGAACAACGCAAAGAGTGTGCCAACACGTTTAACAGCGAGCGCAAACAATTTAGGGCAGGCCGCGAGGCAATAGGCGCGTTAGGTGAGATTGTTTTTGCAGACCATTACCTATTGGAACACCCGGGCGTAACACTTTTAGGCAGCGCCGAACACAACGCACTACTTGGCGACGTAGACATTTACCAAGTTAAAACAACCGATTGCACTAACGACGTCGTAAGCCTGATTGTGCCGGGCGTAGAAATAGACCGCTACCCCAACAGCCCTTTTGTGCTTGTGCAGCTCTTACTACCCGATACCTACAACCTTGTTGGCTGGCTGTACGGCTGGCAAATAGCCGAGCTGGCTTGGCAACACGTCGAGCATGACGACAACAGCGGCGGTAGTTATTGGGTTAAAAGCTACAAACTATGGACAATGGCAGACCTACCAACCCCGTAATACCCGTGTGCTATAAATACAGACCCGATTAGAAAAGGAAACCCGACATGACAGAAAAAGTAGAAACACCTAATACGCAACTACAAAAAGTTACGTTGCTAGTAACCATGCACGATTACGACCCCGAGGATTTAGACGCGGGCGAATGGTTGTTAAACGTGTTGGCAGCTGGCGTAAACAAAACACCACACGCACCATACGCCGCTAAAGCATATGCACAAGCAATGCAAGTGTTAAGCGTAGAAAATTGCGAGATTGTGGTATCTAATGGCCTTTAACATTGACAACTACGTAGACGTGCCAACCCGTTTAACGGAAGCACTAAAGAAATACCCGAACCTACGCATACAAGAAACCGACGCGCAAGTAGTCACCATGCCCGACGGCTCATGCTTTTACCGTTGCACCGTAACCGTGTACCGCGACGTGGACGACGCACTACCAGCAATTGCGACAGCTGCCGAGCCATACCCGGGCAAAACGCCATACACAAAAAACTCGGAGTTTATGGTGGGAATGACCAGCGCTTTAGGCCGTGCACTTGGCTATATGGGATTTGGCGTTAACAAAAGCATTGCTAGTAAAAACGAGGTGTTAGCCCGTCAAAACGACGACAGCCAACCAATGACAAGGCCCGAGCACACTCGAGCGGTAGCAGGCTCAAAAGCTGTACTTAATGACGCGGCACCAAGTGGCAATTTTGCCAGCGCTAAACAAATTAACTTTATTAAAGCGTTAGCCAAGGGCCGCGAATACGACGAGGGTGAGCTACTAGAAAAGCTGCACGAAATACTTGGCCGCAACGACGTGATACTAGAAACGATCACGGCAAGCGACGCCACTAAAGTTATTGGAATAATGAAATGACCCGGTACAAGTCCAATTACAGCTACGCACAAGACTTGCGCGACGTACGCCAACACAGCATGGAAGTAGCGCGCAAGTTGGCTGCCGAGCAAGCGTTAGTTATGGAGTTAAACAACCGCATTGTTGAGCTGCAAGCCGAGGCAGACCGCTTACAAGACGAGCTCAATTTGGCGCATGAGGCATTGCGTCGCGCGTTTAAACCGCAATGAAACTTACGCCCAACTTGTTAAGTGAGCGCGAGTTTAAAAACTCGATTGTTGCGCTAGCGCGTGACCTTGGTTGGCTAGTGCACCATGACCTACCAAGCCAACGTGCTAACGGTAGTTGGGCTACAGCAACACAAGGCGACAGCGGCTTTCCGGATTTGGTGCTAGTGCACCCGGGCAACATGATTACAGGACTAAAGCCAATGGTTGTGTTTGCAGAGCTCAAGACACAACGAGGCAAGACAACAGCAAGCCAAGAGCACTGGCTAACAGCATTACGCGCTTGTGGGCAAATGGCGTTTGTATGGCGCCCTGCACAAATGCAAGAGATACAAGAGCTACTATTCGGAACCTTTACACACCCCTCTAATTAGATAATCGGCAAGCACCAAGACCTAAGCCCGTCGCACGGCAGTTGGTAACACACGGCAACGTGGGTAGAGCGCCACGCCCTTAAACAGGTGACGTGACGCGGCGGCCTATAAACATAATTAGGCGTAATGCAAGGTAGACGGATTGAGGCAGCCCGTCGGGTAGAGCATTACTGCATTAGGCTTTAATCGTTCGAGCATTGACATACCGATAACAAACCAACACAACCGAGGTAAACCCGACATGAGCAGCTACCAGCAACACCGAGAGCAAGGCGCTTGCGCCGCGCTAGCACAAGCCGTAGGCGCGTGAGCAATGGCCACAACAAACAACAGTAAACAACGCAACCAAAAAGAATTTAAACACAATCGCTTAAAAGTGTTAGACAACGGCAACGCCGTGTGCCATTGGTGCGGAGTAAACCAAGCAACCGAGGCCGACCACCTTGAGCCA